TGTCTTACGCTAGACCAGATGACCTTAAACGATGTTTGCGCCTTGGGCAAAGCCTAATGCTTGATAACGGGGCATTTAGTGCCTATACCCGTGGGCTTAAATTTGACCGAGATGGATTTTACGAGTGGGTAGAGCCTTTGTTAGCCCATCCCCATTGGGCGGTAGTGCCAGATGTGATTGACGGAACTGTGGAGCAACAACGGGAAATGGTCAAAACATGGCCTTTCCGCAAAGAGTTTGGGATTCCAGTTTGGCACTTGGGGCTACCGATTGACTACCTTTTGGAGATTTCAGACCAATGGGGTCGTGTGTGTTTTGGTTCGGCTGGTGAGTATTGGCAGATTGGCACGACAAAGTGGTGTGGAAGAATGGATGAGGCTTTTAATGCTTTGTCTAAGACTTTTGGCAAGTTGCCTTGGGTTCATGGACTCAGAATGTTGGGACAGTCGGCAGGCCCGTGGCCTTTGGCAAGCGCAGACTCCACCAATGTTGCCCTACACCATGCAGAAAACGCGCCTTGTGCGGGTTGTATGGCTAAACGCATAGATTCAACCAACCCACCACTTAAATGGGAAAACAAACCTTTACAGGAATCATTTTTATGAGCCTAGTAGTGACATTCTCAGTTGATGGTGACCCAGTACCCAAAGGCAGACCAAGGTTTGCTAGGCGTGGAACATTTGTCCAAACTTACACCGATGCCAAGACTATCGATTATGAAACCCATGTAGCGATGAAAGCCAGACAAGCAATAGGCGCATCAGAACCATTAAAAGGGGCTTTAACTGTGTTTTTATACCTTCGGTATGCAGTACCCGCCTCATACTCAAAAAAACGCAAGGAGGCCTGTTTAGCGGGTTTAGAGTTTCCAAAGAAAGTTGACATAGATAATGTTTACAAAAGTATTACTGATGCCATGCAGGGAATTGTTTATGCCAACGACTCACAAATTGTAGAGGCGCACATCAAAAAGGTATATGCCGAAGATGCTGGCGCAAATGTAATGGTGCAAGAGTGCGAGTAGAACTAACTAAAGACAACGCCACCGCGCTGATGGCGGGGTTATGGCCTAAAGTCAAAGAAGCCTTAGCATCTGGCAAGCAATTAACGCTAGAAATTAAAACTGCCAGTAAAAGCCGTGTGCAAGAAGAAAAATATCACGCCATGATTGGCGAAATAGCCAAACAAACCCAACATTTAGGCGCAAAGTGGGATGCTGAGAGTTGGAAACGCTTACTGGTAGACCAGTTTTGTAGAGATAGCGACATAAAAACAGGCGTAGTAATCCCCAACTTATCTGGTGATGGCATAGTGCAACTAGGCTTTCAGACGCGCAAGTTTACCAAGGAACAAGCCTCGGAATTTGTGGAATGGCTACACGCTTGGGGCGCGGAACACGGGGTGGTTTATGAAGTTAATGAATAACCCATACGCCACGCACATAGACTTTTTCCGCTTTAAAGGGTTTTTTAAGAAGAATCCAAACGCTACGCCTAGCAACTTGGACATGATTTTTGAGCGCAAGGGCAAATTCTTGGTGGGAGAGTGGAAGCGCCCAAACGAAAAGATAAGCAAGGGGCAAGAAATCCTATTAAAAAGCCTAGCAAAACAAGAAAACTTTGTGGTTTTGATAGTCCAAGGCGATACAGATGGGGAAATGGTGGTCAACAAATTCTGGCGCGTCAAAGACGATAAATGCAATTTACAAGGCGAATCGGCAGACGATTTAAAAGACTTTATGAACCAATGGTATGAGTGGGCAGATGATTCCGAAATTTAACTATTACCGAAACAAGAAACATTTACAAAATGTGGCTGACTTGCCTTGCCAGCATTGCGGTATGGAGGGGCAGACGCAAGCGGCTCACAGTAACTGGGCTAAACACGGCAAGGGTAGAGGAATAAAGGCTTCTGACGAGTACACAGCGGCTTTGTGCTACCCATGCCACGCGCAGTTAGACCAAGGAATGTGCCTATCAAAAGAGGAGCGCCAAACCATGTGGGACAACGCTTATATGAAAACCCTAAGTGAACTAAAAAAGCGAGGTTTATGGATAAAATAAATCCGTTGGTAGCCGAATAAGGGTTAGCGCCTTATCTTCCTCGTTTTGTGCAAATACATAGGAAGTCGAACACTCTGCTTTATGAGAACGGCTATCAACAACCTATTTTTTAGGGTGAGCCTTATTCATACTGGTTTTCTCATGCGCTTTAAGTTCTTTTGCAATAGAGTCAACTTTGCGTTGTTCCGCTTTGAATTCACGCTCGACAACATAGTGCTTTGGTGTGTCGTGTACGGCTTTTTCACGGGTTAATTTAAAATTTGTAGGCATTGAAAAAACTCCTATAATGGATACGGCATTGTACAATGTCGATTAACCTTGCAAGGAAACATCATGGGAAAAATGGACTCAAACAAAGGTGTGAAAAGCACCACAGGCGCAACCCCACCTAAAGGTGCATCATCAAGCGATATGTCTGGTGAGCGCATGGGCAAAATTAAAGGTGGCGTGGCTATGGGTAAAGAAGATAAAACTGCTGGTATGGAAGGCGAGTTCAATACTGGTCGTACCGCTGGCGTTTGCTACACACACAGCCGCGAAAACTATCGTTAAAGCGAAACCCCAATAGTCAGTCGGGACTAATGGGGCTTCTAACCACATCAAAGAAAGGTTGATATGGCTACTGAGTATTGTAGGGACTGTCGGCATTACTGCGACACGAATTCCATTTTGGGTTTGTGCCGTAGGTATCCGACTTACCAAAATCGAAGCCCACAAGAGACTTGTGGCGAATATAAAGGCAAAGCAGTTGCCGAATTTACCCCAGAGCCATCTGGGGACTTTTTGCCCACCTTAGAACAAGCGACTGCCGAGTTCGACAAGGAATATGCAAAATTGAAACCCAAGCGCATGGGTAGACCGCCAAAGGTCAAGGCGGAGGTTACAGAATGATTGTCAAACCTTTGAGAGACAAAATCATTGTCAAGCCCGAACCACGGGTCAAATCCCTTATATTGGACACATCATTGATGGCAGAAGCCGAGTCAATCGGTACAGTCATTGCCGCTGGTGATGATGCTAAGTTCCAAGGCGTTAATGTGGGAGACCGCATAATGTTTGGGACATTGGCTAAAGATTACAAAGATGAATACTTGAAGTTTGAAGAACTAAACTTAAATGGTGAGCGTCACCTTAAGATGAGTTGGCAAGACATTTGTGCCGTAATAGAGGAAGTATGACTAAAGACCTAATCAACCTAAGAATCCAAGACCTAATCAGCAAAGGTAAGGAACTTGAACAACAGTTGCACCAAATCAATGGTGCTTTGCAACAATGCCAATGGACACTATCCGAACTGGAGAAAAGCGATGCCCCTCAAGAAGTCAGCGACTCCCAAAGCGTTTAAAGAGAATATCAAAGCCGAGATAAAAGCGGATAAACCTGTCAAACAGGCGGTGGCTATCGCTTATTCTGTCAAGCGCGAGGCTGAAAAGTCTAAAAAGTCTAAAAAGTGATTGAAAAGGTTAAAAAGCAATGAAAAAGCACGACAAACCTATTGAACACAAGACCACGGGTAAGGGCAAGACCTACAACCCGACTGATAAAGGCGCTGGCATGACGGCAAAAGGTCGTGCTGAATACAATGCCAAGAACAACGCAAACCTAAAGCCACCAGCCCCAAATCCCAAGACCAAAAAGGATGAAGGCAGAAAGGCTAGTTTCTGTGCAAGGATGGAAGGTGTAGTAAAGAACTCGAAAGGCCCAGCCGAGCGCGCCAAGGCATCATTAAAGAACTGGAACTGCTAATGAAAACTGGACTTTATTCAAATATTCACAAAAAGCAAGAACGCATAGAACGCCAAAAGGCAGAAGGCAAGCCCGTAGAAAAGATGAGAGCCGTAGGCTCAAAGGGTGCGCCTACCGCTAAAGCATTTAAGGAGTCGGCTAAGACCGCAAAGAAATGACAGACGAGAAACGCCCAGTTGGTAGACCTAGCGTATTCAAAGAAGAATATGCCGAACAACTGTTGGCGTATTTTGACAAAGAAGCCTATGAGCGTAGACCACTACTAGACAAGGAAGGAAACGAGAAAGGTTCAGAGATTGTGCCTAACAAGTTCCCCACCTTGGCTCGCTTTGCCACTATGGTAGGAGTCACAAGAGAAACCCTACACGATTGGGCAACCTCTAAAAATGAGGATGAAAGTTTTAAATTCCCAGATTTTTCTTACGCCTATAAGAGAGCAAAAGAATATCAAGAGGCAATTCTTGTAGAGGGCGCAATGGCTAACGCTTTTCACGCTAACTTTGCTATCTTCACTGCTAAGAATGTATTGGGCTGGCGCGATAAAAATGAAACCGAGATAACGGGTGCTGATGGTGCACCTCTGGTTACGGGCATAAATGTGACCTTTGTAAAGCCTAATGGAGACTAATGCACAGTTTCCCGTAAAGATGGCAAGCCTTTTCGACAAGGCGCGTTACAAAGTCTATTACGGGGGTCGCGGTGCTGGTAAGAGCCATTCAGCGGCAAAGGCGTTATTGATACTGGGGGCTAAGAGCCAGATTCGCGTCTTGTGCGCCCGTGAGTACCAGACCTCAATCAAGGATTCTGTTCACAAGTTACTGTGCGACCAGATAGAACTAATGAACTTGCATGGGTTCTACGAGATAACTCAAAGTTCCATTAGGGGTAAGAACGGCACAGAGTTCGCCTTTGTAGGACTAAAGAACAATGTAGCCAATGTCAAATCCTATGAGGGCGTTGACTACTGTTGGGTTGAGGAAGCACAGACAGTATCTAGGCACAGTTGGAATACGCTAATCCCAACCATCCGTAAGGAAGGCTCTGAGATATGGATTACCTTCAACCCAGAGTTGGAGACAGACGAAACCTATCAACGCTTTGTGGTCAGACCCCCAGAGCAAGCGGTAGTCCAAAAGATTAACTGGTCAGACAACCCTTGGTTTCCAGAGGTTCTAGCCTTAGAGAAAGACTCGCTCAAGAGTCGTGACCCAAGCGCTTACCAGACAGTATGGGAAGGCTTATGCCGACTTACAGTAGATGGCGCTATCTTTGCCAATGAAATGCAAGTAGCAGAGTTAGATGACCGCATTACAAAGGTCAATTACGACCCTACAAAGCCCGTACACGCCATCTTTGACTTGGGTTGGGCAGACAGTACAGCCATTTGGTTCTTGCAGTTTGTGGGCATGGAAACTCGTCTTATCCGCTACCACGAAGATAGCCAAAAGACGATTAGCCATTACTTAGCGCTCATGCAAACCTACGGCTATATGTACGACACGCTATGGCTACCGCATGACGCACAAAACAAAACATTGGCAAGCAACGGCAAATCCATTGAAGAAATTGTTAGGTCGGCAGGCTACAAAACACGCATAATTGAGAGAACACCAATAGCGGACAGTATCAATGCGGCACGAACTATATTTAGAAATTGTTGGTTTGATAGAGAAAATTGCTACGATGGTCTACAATGCCTAAGACATTATCGTTACGATGTAGACCCAGAAACGGGGCAGTTCAGCCGTCAACCGCTACACGACCAATACTCGCATGGCGCTGACGCTTTCCGCTATATCGGACTGATGATTAACGAACCCAAGCCAAGGCGTAAGGTTCAGAATCAATATTATGGTCAGCCTAACAGTTGGATGGGATAGATATGGCAGATGACTTTGACCCAGTAATTACCGAGGCAATTCAATTCCTCAAGTTCTGCAATGACGCAGATACGATGAACCGACAAGAGGCGTTAGAAGATTTAAAGTTTGTATCTGGTGACCAATGGCCTGTCGAGTTACAGAACAGTCGTAACCTCGAATCACGCCCAGTTCTAACAATCAACAAGTTAGACGGCTATTGCCGACAAGTAGCCAACCAACAACGCCAACAACGCCCACGCATTAAAGTTCACGCGACTAACACGCATGAACAGATGGTGGAAGCGCAAGACATACAGGGCATTATTCGCCACATTGAGGTCAACAGTAACGCAGACCACGCCTATGACAATGCCTTTGACTATGCAGTTCGCATGGGTTGGGGCTTTATGCGTGTCAGAACTGATTATGTAAACGAAGATTCATTCGACCAAGAAATCTACATCGACCCTGTGGATAACCCGTTCACAGTCTATTTTGACCCCAATTCCATTCTTCCTGATGGCTCAGACGCTGAGAAATGCTTAATCACCACAATGATGAGCAAGGAAGTCTTTAGGTCAATGTACCCAGATAATGACGATGGAACATCTTTTACCCAGCGCGGTACGGGTGACAGCCAATCAGAATGGATTACCAAAGAGGATATTCGGCTTGCTGAGTATTACTACACAGTACGCGAGAAAGCCAAACTTTACCTATTGAGCGATGGTTCTAGCACTTTTGCTGATGACAAAGACTTTTTTAACCGCCTTCAAATGGCTGGCATTACTGTCATTGACACACGCGAATCTTATAAAAAGACCATCAAGTACAAGAAACTAACTGCGGTCGAGGTTATCGAAGAACGCGATTGGCCTAGCCGTTACATTCCTATCGTGCCTGTTTATGGCCGTCATGTTGTTATCGGTGACAAGCGCAAGAAGTTTGGTATGGTGCGCTATGCCAAGGATAGCCAGAGAATGTATAACTTCTGGCAAACCTCAATTACAGAATCCATTGCTCTTGCGCCTAAAGCCAAGTGGGTAATGGCAGAGGGTCAAGACGAAGGTCACGAAGGCGATTGGGCGCAGGCTAATATCAAGTCTTTCCCATTGCTACGCTACAAGCAGACAGATATTGAGGGCAGAACAGCGCCACCGCCACAACGCCTGCAACCAGAGCCACCGCCTGCGGGAACTATGGCGGCGGCTGGTATGGTGTCAGATGACATAAAAGCCATTATGGGTATCTTTGACCCCGCACAATTAGGTCAAGGAAACATCTCTGGCAAAGCACTAAATGGTCAACAACAGCAAGTCGACTTAACCAATTACGACTATTACGACAACCTAACCCGTTCTATTGCTCATGTGGGCAAGATATGTTTAGACCTAATTCCCAAGATTTACGACACAGCGCGGGTTCTGAGAATTATTGGTGAAGATGGCAAGTCGGATATGTTGAACTTAAACCAACGCGATGCCGTGGGCAACATCTTGAACGACACATCTATCGGTCAATACGATGTGGTCATGGAGACAGGGCCAGGCTACAACAGCAAGCGCCAAGAGGCGGTCGAAGCCATGATGCCTCTACTTGCCAAGCCAGAACTGTTCAACATTGCTGGTGACTTGGTGTTCCGCAACATGGATTTCCCAGGCGCTGACATCATTGCTGACCGCCTTGCCGCTTCTAACCCATTGGCTCAAATTGACGAAAAGTCAGATATACCGCCACAGGTTCAGATGCAAATTGCACAATCTAAACAGCAAATGCAACAAATGCAACAGCAGTTAGAGGCAATGACAACGCTTATCCAACAGCGTGGCGATATTGAACAAGTCAGACAAGACAACGAGAACAAGCGCGAACTTATGCGCCAGACCGCCAAAGCGCATAACACCGAAACAATGGCAGAAGTCAAGGTCAACGACCAGAATACACGCTCAATCACAAGTCAGAATAAGACCGAAATTGATGCGATTGTTCAACTTCTGTTGCACAAGATGGATACCTCAAGGCTTATTGCAGAGATTGAGAAGCGCAACGCAGAACAAGATAAGTCGATGGTGTTTGCGGCTCAAGACATAGCCGACCAATCCAATCCTTTGACACAGCAACAATAAAGTGGTAAATTTGCCACCAAACCTTACCAGTTAGGTTAACTGGGTAAATCCGTAGGGACAACGAAATGTCTGACAAAGAAGCAAGTCATGTATTGACTAGCGACAACTCGGCAGAGTTTTATGCAAATAGATTAGGTTTAGCCGACCAACCCGAAGTTGAGGCTGTGCAAGCAGAGCCAACCGAAGTGGTGGAGGAACGGAGTGAACCTGAGATAGAAAAAGAGCAAGAGGAAAAGCCTAAAGCGAATCCGAAACTCGAAAGACGATTTTCTGAGATAACCAAGCAACGCGAAGAAGCGCGAAAAGAAGCGCAACAAGAGCGGTCAGCAAGGGAGGCCTTAGAAGCCCGTTTAGCGGTTCTTGAGAGACAACCAACGCCACAAGCGCCTAAAGTCGATGAAGAACCACAACCTAGTCAGTTCAACGATGCGTTTGAATATGCCAAAGCCCTAGCGGAATACACGGCTGACAAGCGAATCGGTGAAATGCGAAAGCAAGATGCAGAGGCTAAAGAAGCACAAGAGCGTCAGAAGGTCATTGACCAATGGGCAAACAAAGTGCAACAAGCCAAAGCGTCATTGCCAGACTTTGATGACATAGTAGCGTCTAGTGATGTGGTCGTAAATGACGATATTCGTGACGCGATTCTTGAGAGCGATGTAGGGCCACAAATCCTTTACCATCTGGCTGAGAATGACGATGTAGCAAAGCGCATAGCGGGGTTGTCACCTAAACAAGCGTTAAGAGAGATAGGAAAACTTGAAGCAAGGTTCGAGGTAAAGGAAACTGTACCAGAGACTAAACCTGTTGTTCGTAGTAAAGCACCAGCGCCAATCAATCCGCTAAGAGGGTCGAATCCTGCTGATGTGCCTATGTCCGCTAATGGCGAATGGCATGGAACATTTCAAGCATGGAAAGAGGCTCGCAAGGCTGGAAAGATTCGCTAAACCTAATCTTTTTTAAACATTTAAGGAAATGAAATGGCTAATAATTTATTGACCATATCGAAAATCACCAACGAAGCGTTGATGGTTTTGGAAAACGAGTTGACATTCACAAGCGAAGTCGACCGCAACTATGATGACCAATTCGCGGTTGTCGGTGCAAAAATCGGTAACACAGTGAATGTACGGAAACCTGGTAGGTTTATCGGAACAACTGGCCCAGCATTGAATGTTGAAGATTTCAACGAGACTTCAGTTCCCGTTACTTTGTCAACACAATTCCATGTGGACACACAGTTTACGACCCAGGACTTAGCGCTATCTTTGGATATGTTCTCTGACCGCGTGTTAAAGCCTGCTATTGCCGCTATCGCCAACAAGGTTGACCGCGATGGTTTGGCTATGGCTACTTTGCAAACTGCCAACATCGTTGGTGTTGCTGGTACACCCCCAACTGGTCTGATTACTTATCTAACCGCTGGCGCTTACCTTGACTCTGAAGGCGCACCGCGTGATGGTCGTAGAAGTTGTATCGTTGAACCCTTTACATCTGCCACTATTGTTGACAGTTTGAAAGGTTTGTTCGTTCCTAATGACAAGATTGGTATGCAATACCAAAAAGGTCTGATGGGTCGTGACTCTGGTGGTATGAACTGGAAACTTGACCAAAACATCGTGGCTCAAACCTTCGGTTCTAACAGCACAACTACTGTTACTGGCTCTGTTGCTACTACTACTGCTACTGGATTCTTGACCTCTGGTTGGGCATCTTCAAGCACTATTACTGTTACAGCCGCCAATACTGGTACTTTGAACCTCAACGCTGGTGATACTTTCACTATCGCTGGTGTGTACGCTGTTAACCCACAGAACCGCCAAGCATACGGCTCTAACAAGTTGCGTAACTTCGTTGTTAAGCAAACTGTTGCTATTGCTTCTGGTGCTTCTGGCTCTGTGATTGTGTCTCCTGCTGTGATTACTGCTGGTCAGTTCCAGAATGTGTCTATACCGACAACTTCTGCTACTGCCGCTATCGCTCAGTTCAATAGCACAGGTACTGTGTCACCACAGAACATCATCATGCATAAAAATGCATTTACAGTCGCTATGGCAGACCTGGAACTCCCGGAAGGTGTCCATTTTGCTGGTCGTGCAAGCGACAAAGAAATTGGTTTGTCAGTCCGGGTGGTGCGGCAATACACCATAAACAATGACAGTATTCCAACTCGTTTGGATGTCTTGTATGGCTGGGCGCCTCTGTACCCAGAACTCGCTTGCCGTGTTGCCGCTTAATCATTAACTCTTTTTTAAGGAAACCTAATCATGGCAAATCCAGGACCAGCAACCACAGTCAGTAATCATCCACAAAACTTGGCTACAAACCAAGCCTTGCGTTTGATTGCTTCCGCTCAATCTGTAAACTTATCTGCCGCTGGTGATACAGCAATGGTAGTTTTAGATGTAAGCAAATTTGTGCCTACAAGTGTTGTCATTACCAATGGCTTGAACTCTAGCGGTGCAACCACCACTATTGCAACGGCTACTGTTGGTGCATACACTGGCCCAGCGGCAACAGGTTCAACCATTTTGACCACCGCCGCTTTAACTAGCAACACTGGTGGCCCTTATGTGACCATTACTGCCGCGACAAATCCAAACACCGCTATTTCTAACCCCACTAACATTTATGTGAATGTGGGTACTACGATTGCCGCGACTTGCGATGTGTTTGTCTACGGCTACGACCTCACATTTTTACCTTAATTCGTGAGTAAATAAAGAAGAAGCCATCCTCAAAAGGGGTGGCTTTTTTCGCTTTTACGATACAATCAATTCATTCTGCAAAGGAATTCTCATGTCATCTACTACCCTAGCCCGTGGAAATGTTCAAGAATCATTTATCATGGCCCCCACTTTGACTCCCTCTGCAATGACTACTGGCTCTGTACAGTCTTTGCAAACTTTTCAAATCCCTGGTCTTAAAGCCTCTGACATTTGCTCATTGCTACATTTCAATGGTAATCAGACCTCAAATGTTGCAGTTACCAATGTAGACGCAAGCGCAGACAACACATTGAAAATTCAGTTCCAGAACATTTCTGGCGCGGCTACTGCAATTACGCCTGCGGCTGGTGTTTATTACATCAGGGTTGACCGCGTTGAAGGCGCACCAATCGCTACGAATGCGGCTTAATCATGGCTGGCTCATCTGTTTTAAGAACTGCTGGTCAAACAGTAGCGTTATCGGTCACTTCTACGGCTCACTCCGCAGTTTTGGTCAATGCCACTACTAATACCCAAGTGAACTACACCGCTTTCCTCAATACGGGTGCAAGCCCTATTGCGGTTAAGTGGGGAACAACCGACCCAGGCGCGCCCGTCTTTCCCGTTGACGGAACTAATGGAGACTTTGTTTTGCCTGCTGGCATGATTCAGCCTCTAATTGTTGCAACTTCAGTCGCACCATACTACATAACAGCAAAATCCAATTCTGGTACTGCTGGCATCTTGTATGTAACACCCTCTGTCTATCAAAGTTAAAGGGGTTTTATGGCTAACCCTGCCAATTCAGCATTACAAAATTTACTCCCTGTTCAAGCCTACTTTTCGGTTGACGGGGTTTTTCAAACATTTATTGGTCAGGGTCAGCCGTTTACTGCAACGATAAATCCAGTTCAATCTGGCTTAACGATTACCAGTAGCACGATTGATAGCACAACTATCGGTGCAACTACGCCCTCAACGGGCGTTTTTACCGATATTGCTACGACTACTGGCACTATTTCGACTCAACCATCTGGTGCTAACGACATAGTTAACTACCTTGCGTTGCAGTCTTATGCTGTCGGCATTAGTTGGAAAGCACCAGTAACTGCCGCGACCACAGTAAACATCACGCTATCTGGCACTCAAACTGTCGATACTGTTGTTTTGGTTGCTGGCAATACAGTATTGGTGAAGAACCAGACAAACTCAGCACAAAACGGCATTTACAAAGTAAACGCTGGCGCTTGGACATACGCAACGGGTTGTACGACTTGGGAACAGTATGTAAGCGCGTTGGTGTTTGTTGAATATGGCGCTCAAGCGGGTTCTGCTTGGTACTGTACGGCACAGCCAGGCGGTACTTTGGGCGTTACCGCAATGACATGGAGTAACTTTAGCGCGGCGGCTAATTACACG